TCACGCCTTGCGAGATCATCCCCAATTTCTTGGTAATATCGAGACATCTCAGAAACAAGAGGGCTGTCTCCGACCCAATATCTTTCAATACTGTCTCGTCTACGACTGCTTTGCCTGTGGCGGTGAGTTGTATCGGTGTCCAGTTCTCGTGGGTCTTCAGAATCCATGCTATGTGGTCTCGTGATGTTGGGTTAAGTTGTTTAAGTTTTGTAAATGGGCATCCTTGTACATACCCTTGTGTCCGGTTATTTCGCTTAGGTGTAAACACTGCTCCTGCAACGAACCCGTATTTTGAGCGTAATATTCCAGTAGCTTCTTCCATTTCTCTTCGCAGAGTTGATTCGAGCTCGTATGCTGCTCGTTCGTCGAAATACCATCCATGTTCTTCTTGTTTTTGTAGTATGTGTGCGACCTGATGTTCTAATTCAACCCAGTCAGGTAAGGTTGGAAATGTTGGCATAGTTTCCTCGTAACAATCGTGTCTTGTTCGCAGTAGTCCTCCATCTCTTTACTCCATTGTAACCAATCAGTAGTCTCTCCAAAGTTCCCTTTGTATTCTCCTAATCGGTATCCGTATGATTCCAGAGAGTGGCGGCCATACAGCTTTGTAGGCATACCTTCTATCTGTGCATTTCTGTCAGTAGTTAGCATATCAGGATGATATAGCCTAGATAATACTAATGTATCAACTACTCGTCCTTCTGGTTTGAAGAAAGGGTAGCATCTTTTTATTACTGGGATATCAAACCCAATAATATTGTGTCCAATAATAGTGTCAGCACCCATTAAGGTTGTAACACCTGTTATTATGGAATGTTCAGTACCAGTATCATTATACCGGTTTATCTCGCCTGTCTCATAATCTAATGTGACAAGGCAGTGTATTTCAGTTTTCCTTGCGTCGATTGGTGTTGTTTCCAGATCGAACAGGAGGGTAATATGTTTTGTCTTTGAATTGTGCTCTTTCAATATCTCTCTCCGTTGGTGGTTCGGGCTTAATAAGTCTAGAAGTCTGACGTGGGGTCAAACTCAGGTTCGGTATCGGTCTTAGTTTCATAAAATTGACAGGATGATAGGTCATAAGTTAGTCTGGTAGCGACTCCAGTCGAGCCTGAATATCTGTTCTTAAGAACTCTAAGAGTTGTAATATTATTCTCATCTTCGCTTTGTTGGTCTCGTTCCAAAGCGATGACGCTATCGCTGATTTGAGAGATCGAGTGAGATCCTCGTAGTTGTCCGAGGGATACACGTCCTCCTTCCTCGTGCGAATTATTGTCACTGTTGCTTCTCCTTAAGTGTGATACTAGAAATAATGTGATACCTGTACGTTCAACTAAACTTCTAAGTCTAGTCATCGTGGTATCTATCATGCGTCGTTCATCTCCATCAAGACCACTCAATAATATAGAGAGGTGATCTAAGAATATAATACGACACTCCAATCCACTGGCAAGGTATTCGATCCTGTTGTAAATAACATCTGGGTCAAACGAACCAAAGCCATCAAAAAGATAGAGCTTCCAATTAGCAATAGAATCACTGAAGGCTTTTGTGAGTTCATCTTCCTTATGTTCTCCTATATGCAGTGCTTTACCTACAGCGTTAGACATTAATCCTAATGCTGATCTCTTATTAGATTCTTCTAAAGCTAGATACCCAACTGTCTCTCCTTTTTTTAGGAGATCTACAGCTAAAGCTCTAACCAGACTGGATTTCCCACTACCTGTACCGGCAGTGAGTGTTGTAAGTTCACCATACCTAATTCCTTGAACCATTTTGTTCAGTCCATCGAATGGGTATAAGTGATCGTAGTCTTTTGTTGGTTGAGTGACTAACTCAAGTAGATCTTTACCCTCGACTATTCCGTCTGGGGTGTATGGTTTAGCGTCCCAGATGGCTTTCCTAATGGAGTCTGAGTCTCCGGCTTGGAGAGCATCTGAAGCATCTTTGTAAGCATCAAGTCGAGCGATCTTAACACGACCGGCTGGGAGTATTCCCGAGGCAAGTTCAGTGGCCTTACGCCCTGCTTCATCGTTGTCGAAGAAGAGGACGATTTCTTGGTATCCCTGTAAGAATGGGATTTGTTTTTGGAGGTCTTTCTTGGCACTTGCCGCACCATGAGGTAGGCTGACCATCGGCCAACCTGACATAACCTCGTAACAACTGGCGGCATCTAATTCTCCTTCTGTAATTACTATCCGCTTTCCTTTATTGGGAAAGAGGTGTTGTCCGAAAAGAGTGTCAGTTGCTCGACCTTCGTAGTGGAACTCTTTTCTTTTTGATTTGATTTTGAACCCAGCAATAACTCCATTCCCATCATAATATGGGAAGCGTATTGTGTTTCCATACCGATAGATGCGATAGAATGTATTGGTGGCTTCACTGATTCTTCGTTTTTGCAGCTGTTCAGCTGATCCGAGGAATTGTACTCTTTCATTTGTATTCATTGTGTAGGTGGATGTGTCCCCTTCTGCAGGGGTGTATGTCTGACACACGAAACAGAATTTGTGGCCGTCAGAATAAACTGAGTTAGCATCTGACGACCCACAGTTACTGCAAGGTTCATGTGCCACAAATTCGCTTTCATTCATTATATTAACCAATCTATGGGGATTGCATGTACCGCAGCCCATTTGATGCCATGTTTTTCACACCATTGGGCATAGGTAGTTCGGGATTTCTTTGAAATCTTATTGAAAGGTGCTTGGAATACCATCCGTAAGTCTATATCAGGGTTATCCTTAACTACAGCTAGTATCTTACGTCTGTCTTTTGCATCCCAATACCCTTTAGATTCAAGATAGATACCATTAGGTAGTATGAAGTCAGGGTTATATAGGTGCTGTATTGTGTATGCTACTTGACACGTCTCATACTCATACGGCACTTTCAACTGGTCTAATAGAGCAGCTACCTGTTCTTCTAACTTAGACCTAAAAGTCTTCTTCTTCTTCTTGCTCATCTATAACAGGTGAGGGTGTAGGTTGTGATTGTGAAACAGCTTTAAATCCATCAGTTGTACCGAATAGATCAGCTACATCAGCATCATCCATAGTGTCTGTATCGACTCCAGCACCTTCTTTTATTGAGACAACTTGTACACCAAGTAGCTTAAGAGAACTTCCATAGGTAACTCCATCTTTGAGTATGTAAGGCTTCTGAAAGAAACCAAGCTTAACTGTAGATCCTCCATATATCGGTGTCTTCTTATCTGTAACTGGTGTTCCCTCGGTGTCGACTACGCCGGGTCTCTTATCTTCTCCCCATGAGAATTTGATTTTGTATTTACCCTCTGCTACTTCTTCCCAAGGTGTTGGTTTAAGTGTAGCTCTCTTAGGGTTCTTGAGCTTGCTTTGTGCCCATCCGAGCAAAGCTTCTCTTTCAGTCTCAAGTGCGTCGATCATGTCTTCATCAACGACAGCTGATAAAGAGTAACCGAACTTACCGGGTTCAAGTATGGCTTGGAAGCCTTCCAGTTGTACTTCGTTAGTTACGTGTACATTTTTAGTCATTAGTTGCAGTCTCCTTCTTTGGGGTTAGTTGTTTAATCGTCTTTAAGACGTCTTCTTTTTGTTGTTCGTAGTAAGCAATTCTATTTTCGATTGCTTCTAACTGTCTTTCAGTTTGTTCAAGCTTCGCTTTCTCAATGTCCTCTCTGGCAACTACATATATTTCAGTAGGTGCAAAGAAACTAGAGAACGGACTATTGGAAAAGAAAGCATCATGTAAGTCAATAGTCATATTAACAGAAAAAATAAGTGGATTCTATTACCGACTCAGGCTGTAAATCGCCAATGATCGGTGGTTCAGTCTCTGCCTCTATTTGGAAGGCAAAGTCTCGGAGATAATCATGTTCTGCAAAGAGAATCATGTATGTCTCCCTAATTATAGCAGATAGTTTATCCATATCGCAACATCTGCTTAACACACTGTCATGAATTAGTGCTATCGGCTCATCAAAACTCCGTAACGCAAGGTGTAAGAGAGATGCGTCAAGACTATGGATAAGGTTGGGTGCAGTCGCAGCTTTGTGTCTAGTAAGATCAATACTGTCGCTGTCCTCTGTTGCAACGGATAACTGACATCTACCTAGTAGCTGTAAGTCTAGCCGTTCTACCTTCTTCTTCATAATGTGTTGCTTAACGACAAAACCAGAAGGTGTTGTCCACTCCACATGTTTAGCTCCACGCTTGATAGACTTCGACACTTCTGTCTCAATCCATTTCATAACTGACATTGGGCCGGGCACTATCATGTGCATAGCCTCTCGTACAGTATTAACTATCTGTGTGAGATCATCTTTATCGACCTCGACACCTTTCTCAAGTAAAGCATCTTTAATATAAGACCTATTAGAGAAAGGTTTAGCGTTGTAAGGGATAGTCATAACTGTGCGTTTAACACATTTCCTATCCCAGACTGCATGCACGCTAGTTGGGATCCCTAATTGCACAGCCGTTTCAGCGACTTTTGCATACGCATCTTGCGGCTTATCAGAGGGGACTACATTTACCAACGTAGCTGTGGACTTATCCCGAGCCAGACCAGCAAGTATCTGCAAGCCTGAGCATGTAGCGTCGGTTGCCACGGGTAGTGATGTGGTCTTTCTATCTAGTTTAACACAACAATGATAGTACTCATCACAGGCAGCTAGGAACTGCCATGGTTCTTCTGCTCCTTCCCACTCGCCAATGAAAGCAATGGGATTAGTCGCAACGGCTGAGACAAGTGAGACATTACTTCTAGTCCACTCTAATCTCTCTTCCATCGTGGCTTTATCAAGCCCGTAGGACGTTGCTACTTGGAAAGCTAACCATTTTTCTGATATATCAACTGCTTCATCAGCAAATTGTAACAAACTTTTTCCAAAGTCTGTGTCTTGGGGTGTAAGGAATGCAGGGATAGGGTAAGCACGACCTCGGTAGTCGAATGACCAAGGTATATAAAAGTTAATATCCTTGTAACGACGTACCGCTTCCATGGTCATGCGGGTGCGGCAGGATCTCTTGAACTCTGCTGATCGCTTATTCATTACCTCTGCCGCTTCCCTCCTGTATTTCTTTCGAGCCTCTTTATTCTCAGCTATGTCGAAGGGCTTTGGTGGCAGTTCGTAATCTATGATCGGGAGAAATTTACCTACACTAATTCCTCTCTCCTCTAACAACTCTGCAGTCTTTACTATAAAAGGGTTTAGCCGGTATTTGACCTGTTGTATTTTGTTGAGAAAAGCTATAGGTATATCTCCCTGTATACGGGAGGGATCGCCCCTTCTGACTAAATCGTGACCTTCCATCAATTCATTGAGGATATAACCCCCTGCAGATTC